CTCTCGCCGAAACGGGCCACCACTAGAACTGCGCTCTAAGTTACGGGGTCTAAGTTCGCTTCCATCGCGCCGCCATTTCACCCAGGCGGGGGGATGCACCTAGACATTAGTCTTGGTGTGTTGGGTGCAGAGCGTTGTCGTAGTCCATTGCGAACACGCGCTCCAACTGGGGTGAGTTTGTTGAGGTATTCAGGTCGAAACCGTCGATCTGCCTCACCAATACTGCTACATCTTCTGCTTAGAAGTTGTAACGTATTATTATTGATTCGAGAGGGATTTCCCGGCTTGCATCCGAGACGAGAGAGGATGTGTAATAGTGGACCCCAGTCATAAGGAACTGGGGGATGGGGCGAGCCCACTTCCTAATCAACTTGCTCCTAAGGGCTTTGGTGATGACGTGATCTCCAGAGTGCAAGAACCCAGACATAATCTGAGAATCACGCTCTATGAAAGCAGCATCCCTGCCGAGGTAGTGAAATGGTATGTCCCCATCGCAGGAGCCCAGTGACCGAAATATCACAGCTAAGTTAAGAAAAGGGAGGTAGTCGCCAGTAGTAAAGCTGTACTTAAGAAATTGCATCTCCTCAGGACATGCACATGGCTTTAAAGTAACTATATAACCAGCGTCATCGGCTGACCCCACGATTAGGTTTTCTAATTCTTCTGGTGATGGCAAACGACCCAACCTTAAGAGTCGTTCCCGTATAACACAAGCGATGAGCAAATTACCCAAATTGTTGATAATAACAGTTAGGGTGCTCCCGCTATACAGAATGGGAATGGATGGTATAAATGACTGCATCCAGCGGTAGTAGGGGTTTGTTATGAAGATGGGGGCTAGGCACTGCTTTATTAACTTGTGCACCACATCGATCCAAGGGCTACCCTCAAACACTACGTATAGCATATCAAAGATCCCTTCCCCTGCGCTACCATCTGCGCCAGCGATATCCATGTCGAAGACACGAATACCTTTTGTAGTCATGATTCCAATATTGGAATCGTCACCTTTATACATAAAATGGAAGAAAGGAGTTTCCCAAATCTTTCTTGCCCCCTCCTGCATCGACGACAATTTCCCGTCACCAATGTAAGTCCAGAAGGAGCCTTTCTTCCCAGATGCTAGTTTGAAGGCACTGAGCAGAACTTGTGCGCACTGACCACCCTGGATTGCTGCTGGGGTTCCCATGTCCACAACATTCCTGGGTATCTTGCCGTACTTAGCCCACTCTATCTTAAACTTGCACATCACCTCAACTGCTGACTCAGACAGAAGCTGTGTAATTTTGCCGATACCGACCATCCAAAGGTCCATCAGCGCTATTCTACTATTCATGATCAAGAACAGGCACCTCTCGTACAACTGATGCTTGGGCCGTGTCTTGTCACGAGCGTAACTAGCAGTGTCTGCCAGTATCCCGCTAGTCGGGTGCTGGATGACAAAAGAACGAATGTCTGACAAGCACTTATTGTATGTACAATTGCTATCTACTTCGTAATCCTGGTTCTGAAACAGAGCCTGGTGTTCTACAATATGGTTCCGCCGGGCTGCACAAAGCCTGTAGAAAAAGGCATCACCCGTGTTTTTAGGTGTGATGCCATAAATTGTGCGAGTTGAGTAGAAAGTCCTCCAAATAGTCTTATAGACTA